TACGGGCTCTGGGAATGCGGAATGCTTTTTCGGTATCACAATAACGATATTGTAATATCTGCAATGAACGCATGGTGGGAACAGTTGGTTGAGTTTGAACAGTTCAATGACCAGATACCGTTTTCGTTTATAGTGTGGGCTCGTAATTTAAAGGTAAATACCATTAGTGCAAACGTCAGGGAAACCCCCTACGTTGATTATACACCTCATTGTGACATGACTCACGACGGTAAATCTGTTGTAGTAAGAAAGCAGACAAAAAAAGAAGTGATACGGAAACTAATAGAGCGACAACGTAAAAGTAAAATGAGCTTATAAAATGCTTGAAGCCGGAAAACTTAGACACCGAATAACCATCCTTCAACCTGATCGAGAACAGGATTCCGATACCGGGGAACTGGAAACGGTATGGACTACACTGGCGACCGTTTGGGCGGGGTGGGAACCGTATTCAACAAAGGACTTTATTGCTGCGGCAACCATCCAGAACCAAACGTCGTGCCGGGCTATTATCCGGTATCGTGCCGATGTTACTGCGGGAATGCGGGTTTCTTTCCGAAGTAAAACTTACGAGATAGTCGGGCCGCCGTTACCGGATAAAGAGTCGGGACTTGAGTACTTGACGCTAATGCTTGCAGAGGTTACCGGTGAGTGATCAATTCGGATTACAGGGAATAGATGAATTGACCGCTAAATTTGCATCGATCACGAACGATGCAAAATATAAGGGTGGTAGATTTGCGCTCAGAAGGGCCGCTAATATTGTAGCTAAAGCTGCAAAGCAGGGGGCACAAAGAGTTGATGATCCTGCAACCGGTCGAAGTATTGCTGACAATATTGCAGTGCGGTTTAGCAATAGGACGTTTAAAAAAAGCGGTAACTTAATGTTTCGGGTAGGTGTAAAGCACGGTTCGCTTTTAAAGGTTGGTGGAGACGTTTCTGCAAACGCACCGACCCCTCATTGGAGGCTTATTGAGTTTGGTACCGAGAAGATGCAGGCGCAGCCGTTTATGAGGCAGGCACTTGAAAGCAACGTCGGACCGGCAACAAATGAATTTGTTACTCAGTATAAAAAATCAATTGACCGTGCAATTAAAAAGGCATCGAAGGCAACGGCATGAACCCTCCACTGTTCCCGATAGTATCCTCTGACTCTGCGGTTCGTTCCGTTCTCGGAACAAACCCGGTTCGGGTGTTTCCGTTCGGGGGAGCGGATGAAGATACGGTGCTACCGTATGCGGTATGGCAAGTTGTCGGGGGTGAACCAGAAAACTATTTAGGCAATGTTCCCGATGCAGATACTTTTTTAACTCAGGTTGATGTGTATGCAAAAACAGGACTGGCGGCGAGGGCTTGCGCTCTTGCCTTAAGAAACGCACTCGAACCCTATGCACACATAGTTTCATGGCGCGGTGAAAGCAAAGATCAAACTACCGGTAATTTCCGGTACTCTTTTGACATTAATTTTATCACAGCCAGATAAGGAGAAAATATTATGGCTATCAAAACTCAGGGAACTCAAGTTTATTTCATCGATCCTGACGATGATTCTGTTGTCGAGGTTACCGGTGTAACCAATTTTAATCCGGGCGGTGCTCCGTTTGACGAGATCGAAACAACTTCGCTGACCGATACGGACAAAACCTATTTGCCTGGATTGCGTTCTCCAACTGAAGCAACAATAGAGCTGAACTTCGATCCGACTAACGCAAGCCATGTAAGGATATTCGAGTTGTTTACCGCTGGCACTGTTGTCGATTGGGCTGCAGGATGGTCTGATGATACTACCGATCCAACTGTTGATTCTGACGGTTTTGTGTTACCATCAACGAGAACGTGGTACACTCTTACAGGGTTTGTAAAGGACTGCCCGTTTGACTTTGCAGTCAACACAAAAGTTGTGTCGTCGGTAACAATTCGCAAATCAGGAGTTTCTAATTTCATTGCAGCAAGCACCTAAGGAGAAGATAAATGGAATTGAATATCAATTCTCTTCAGGCGGCCGGGGCGTTTACCGGCTGCCCTGTAGAAAAAGAAATTAAGTGGAAGCAGGGAGATGAAGAACTTATTGCGACCGCATTCGTTCGCAGGCTTTCGTATAAGAGTGCTGTTTCCGACGTGTTTGGAAAAGATGTTATCGCCGGGAGGATTGCAGCTTGTATTTGCGACAAGGACGGGAAGCCTGTTTTCACTGTCGAAGATATTACTGGGGAATCATCGCCTGAACGTGGACCGCTTGATCACAATTTAACCATTGCATTGCTTGGAGCGATTGCGGAGGTTAATAATCAATCGGGGGAAGCGAAGACCTGACGGACGTAGAAGAGATATGGCATGAGCTTGTTTTGTGCGGAATCGGGGGCCGAACAATCGAGGAAGCTCAGAGAAATATCAGCTATGATGAGTTTATCCGTTGGGTCAGATACAGAAACAAACGAGGTTCGCTTAACATCGCATTAAGAAACGAGCGCGACTTGGCTATAATTGTTCAAATGTTTGCAAATCGGTACAGAAAAGAAGGTTCACAGCCGTTCACGGTCTATGACTTTGCTCCTCATTTAGACCGGCCTGAACCCACACTCGACGACTGGAGAAAAGCGGTATAGCATGGCCTCACTCGGCACACTCACTCTCGATCTTGTCGCTAAAACTGGCTCTTTTACCGGGCCGCTCGATAAGGCCGAACGTGCATCGAAGAAAAACGCCGCTGCTATAAGCAGGCACCAGCGCGAGGTCCAAGCTGCAATCGGTTCGTCAGTTAAATCTCTTATCGGTTGGGCTGCCGGTTTTGTTGCTTTTGGAGCCGTTAAATCATTCGTAACAAATAGCTATGCCGCTGCAGATGCAATTGGAAAAGTTGCTAAGACTGCCGGTATTTCTACAGATACCCTTCAAGAAATGCGCCATGCTGCATCGTTAAACGGTGTTGAGTTTGAACAGCTCGATCAGGGTATGCAGAAGTTTAATAAGAGTATCGGGGAACTCCGGGCAGGCACTGGAACTTTATATACCTATTTGCAGAAAACCGATAGAGCATTAATGGCGCAAGTTCAGAGCGCAAGGTCAACAGACGAGGCGCTTGATATTGTTTTTAATGCAATGAAGAATGTGACAAATTCTTCTGAAAAGGCCGCTCTTGCAGTTGCAGCTTTTGGCAGATCAGGACAACGACTTGCTATAATGGCTGACACCTACAAGGAACTAAGAGAAGAAGCTCGCGTCCTTGGGCTGGTAATTGATAGCGACCTTATAGAAGGTGCTGAAGAAGCTAACGACAAAATGGATATTATGTCGCGAGTTATTAAGACGCAGTTGACTGGAGCGTTTATTGAGCTTGCCCCTGCAATAATTAGTGTTACTGGATCATTAACAGAAGCGACAACAGCACTTATAAGATTCTTTAATCCAAAAAACGAAACAAAAACAGACAGGTTCCAACAATTAAACGATGAGTTAAAAGATCTTGAGTTTGCTTTAAAAGACGCAGAGGAAACTGGGAGAGAGTCTTTCGTAACAATTACAAAAAATGGTGATGTATTTACTAACACAATAGGGTCAGCTCGTGCTCAAATAAAAAACCTTAAAGATGAGTTGGGAAAACTACCGGGCCAGGCTGCTGGTGAAGATTCTGGCGATGGCGAAAACCAACAGCAGTCTATAGAGATGTACAAAAAAGCGTTTTCAAGCCTTGAGACAATCACCCAAAAAACATACGATGTAATGAGAGGTGAGTACCAGAAAGACCGGGACGAATTTATTGATCTTACCGGGGATAAACTGACGGCGCAAGCTATTTATAATAAGCAAATCGAGGCCTTAAATAAAAAACTGACCGGTAAAGATGGTGGTGATTCGTGGGGTGATTTCGGAAAAGTACTGAAAGCAACTTCAGAACAGAATAAGCAGCGTCTTGAGATAATAAAAAAATCAAACGAAGCCATTTCAAGAGAAAACGACAGGCAATTACAGGAAGATATTGCAAGAGATGTGGAGTTGCGACAACTAAAAGAACAGGCCGATCTTGCAGAGCTAAATAATAAATACAGTGGGGTTGAAAAAGAAATAAAGCTGCATGAATACAAATATGATAAGCTGAAAGAGCTGTATGAGGAAAACTCGGAAGAGCGCGCACAAATAGAACGGCTTGAAAAGGCCGAGCTTGAAGCCATAAATAAAGATTATTGGGAATCATACGTTGAGTCGCTTGGCGAGAACATGGAGGACATAAATTCTGTCGCTACAAGCACCTTAGACAACATGACTTCTCAGTTTGGCGACTTATTTGCAACCGCAATAATGGATAGTGAAAACCTTGGTGAAGCTTTTAAGACAATGATGGAAGGGATGGCTTCGGCCACATTGTCGGCGGTAGGCAAAATGATAGCTCAGTGGATTATTTACAAAGTCTCAAAACTTGCAACAGACAGGGCTTCACAAGCTGCGGCTATCCCCCAATTTGTTTCTAACGCTGAGGCGATGGCATTGCAGGCCGGTATCAATGCATACGCATCGGCAGCGGCAATTCCGTATGCAGGATGGACAATTGCTCCGGGCGCAATGGCTGCCGCTTTAGCAGTAACCGAACCCATGGCGGCGGCCATAGGAACACTTGCAGTGGCAGGTATGGCGCATGATGGTATAGACAGCATTCCTGAGACCGGGACCTGGCTTCTCAAAAAAGGCGAACGGGTAACAACCGCCCAAACTTCCAAACGTCTTGATGACACATTAAATACTATTCAAACCAATACTGGTGGTGCTTCGGGTGGAGGTTATGGCTTGGCTAAACCAAAGGTCGATTTACACGTCCACTATGATGGTCCTGTTTTTTTAAATAAGTCGCATGTTAAAAGCACAACAAGATTGTTTATGTCAGAGATTGACAAAGAGCTGACGCGGAGAGGCGGCGTTTTATAATGGCCCTTGAAGGCGAAATTTATCTTGGTGCGGCAGGCGAAACTGAGAGCCTGATTTCAACTCATGCAAAAGAAGTGTTGCGAGAATTTGAGGAAACCGGAAGGCGTAATAGAACTTTTGATGGGACGCTGTACGTTGATGTAACGTCGAGAAAGTACACGTTTACCATTCAGTATGATTATATTAACACCGTGGTATTAACCACCATATATACAAAGCACGCACTCAATACTCCTCTATATTTAAGGATGTATATATCAGATACTGAATATTTTAAGAACTTTGACGGCGATTGTCCACTTGTAAGGATAAGTCCGTTTTCGACAACTGATTTTTTGACCGGAAAAGCCACAAAGCTTTACAAAAATGCACCAATAACTTTTGTGGAAGTTTAACTTGATATGATAACTCCTCCAAGTGCAGCATTCGCAACCGCAGCGGCGGCCACATACAGGGTGCCAAGGCTAAAAGTAGATGTCTTATGGACCGATCCATTCGTGATGTCTGGAAATGTTGTTACTTCGGCCGATACTAACAATTTCGGCGACCTTGATTCTGAAGTTATAGAGGATTTTCTTTTGCAGGTTGTTAATACTAAAACCGCAACTCCTCATAAATACATTGTAAACGATGGGACATGGATAAATGACGGTACATGGTATCCTGTGCCGGGAACGGTGGAAGAGGCTGCCGAAAATGAAGTCGGATGGTACACCGCTGAAGTTGCGGGATCTTCTGGGGTGTTTGCAACGCCACCGGAGCTCACTGTAACATTTTCAGAGGTGAGGCCGATAACACAGATAGTTGTCGCGGGTGAACTAACGATAAGCGAATACCCGGCAGATTTTGACGTTTATGTCTACGATGCAGACAGTAACGTTTTAAACTCGGTTACTCATTTTGAAAATACCGACCTGATAAAATATATTGATTTTTCGGAAGATGAAATTATAGACGCAAAGTCTATAAAGCTTGTTTTAAATACATGGTCTCGTGGAGATACTATAGGCAAGATCGCAGAGTTTTTCGGCGTTATTACTGATACATTTTACAGCGACGACGTTGTATCGATGGATGTTCTTGAAGAGATTGAGGCCGAAGGAAGCACTTCTGCTTTTGGTGCCATGACCTGCAATGAGCTGAACATGGAATTTCAGAACGTTTCAATGCAGCGAAATACGTCAACGGCGGTTTGGAATAGCAGGGCGTCAGTCGAAGATAATCTGTGGAAAGGCATTACTTACGGGAACGGTTTGTATGTTGCAGTGGCTGGCAGTGGTACGTATCGAGTAATGACATCACCCGACGGAGTTACTTGGACGCCAAGAGCTGTTCCGCTCAGTGACTGGAGAGCTGTAACATACGGTAATGGTCTATTTGTTGCGGTGGCAAGTAGTCAAACCGTTCGTATAATGACATCACCCGATGGAATAACTTGGACACCCCAGACCCCTTCCATGAATTGGGAGTGGTCTGGAATATGTTATGGCGCTGGAAAATTTGTTGCAGTGGCATATGATGGCATTGCCTATTCAGCCAACGGAATAGATTGGACAATAGCAACAACTGACATTGACGGTTTAGTGTCGGTATGTTTCTTTGACGGTAAATTTTTCGCCATATCTGGACAATACGGAGATGTACACAGATCTGCCGATGGTGAAGATTGGGAAACAGTTGGAGATACATTAAATTTTGCATC